ACTCAATCTGAAGTTAACTGGCTATCAATGCTTGGTGGTGGTGTGGGGATTGGATTTGGTATCCGATCTGCAGACGACAAGTCCACTGGAGTAATGCCTCACTTGAAAATGTATGATGCTTCTTCACTTGCATATCGGCAAGGTAAGACTCGTCGTGGCTCCTATGCTGCATACCTAGATATCAATCATCCAGATATCCTCATATTCTTGGAAATGAGGAAGCCTACTGGTGACCAGAACATGAGAGCATTGAACATCCATCACGGTATCAATATTACTGATGACTTCATGAAGATTATCGAGAATTGTATGCTCGATCCTGACTTTGATGATTCGTGGGAACTCAAGGACCCAAACTGCACTGAAGTAAAGGAAGTGGTATCAGCAAAAGATTTGTGGCAGCGTATCATCGAAATGAGAATGCAAACAGGTGAACCATATCTACATTTCATAGATGAGTCCAATCGCAAACTACCTCAGTGGTTAAAAGATAAAGGATTGAAGATTCACCAATCAAACCTCTGCTCGGAAATTATTTTGCCAACAAGCAAAACTAGAACTGCTGTCTGTTGTCTATCTTCTGTTAACATAGAATATTATGATGAATGGAAAAACAATAAGAAGTTCCTCAGCGATGTGGCCGAAATGCTGGACAATGTTTTACAATATTTTATCGACAATGCACCCACAACTATCAAGCGTGCCACATTTTCATCTAAGCGTGAGAGATCCATTGGAGTTGGAGCACTCGGATGGCACGCGTATCTACAGAAACGTAGCATACCTTGGGAATCTGCAACTGCAGTTGGGTTAAATAAACAAATATTCAGCAGCATCCAAAAACAACTAGATGCAGCTAATACTAGACTTGGGACAGAACGTGGTGAGGCGCCAGATGCTATTGGAACTGGAAAGAGATTTTGTCACACAATGGCGGTAGCACCAAACGCTAGTAGTTCCATTATCATGGGCAATACATCACCCAGCATTGAGCCATACAGAGCAAATTGCTATAGACAAGAAACATTATCTGGATCTCATTTCAATAAGAACAAGTACTTGGATATACTCATTAGAACGGAATCAGAGAACCACAAAGAAGGATGGTATGAAGATACTTGGTCTTCAATAACAACTAATGATGGATCAGTTCAACATATAGACTGGATGACTGACTGGCAAAAGGATGTATTCAAGACAGCAATGGAAATAGATCAACGTTGGATTATTCAACATGCCGCTGATCGCCAAGAATACATCGACCAAGCTCAATCTCTAAATGTATTCTTCCGTCCAGACAGCAATATCAAATATATTCATGCTGTTCACTTCCAAGCTTGGAAGTCTGGACTCAAGACAATGTACTACTGTCGGTCAGACAAAATATCTAAGGCAGACAAAGTATCAAGACGAATCGAGCGAGAAGTCATCAAGGAGATTGATTTGAAATCGCTCGCTCAAGATGATGACATTTGTTTAGCGTGTGAATAATTAGAGATGTGGACAATAAAATGAAAAATAAACAATTGAAACTCACCGACCAACGTAGTTCATACAAACCATTTCAGTACCCTTGGGCGTTTGATTTTTGGCTCAAACATGAACAGTCTCATTGGTTGCATTCAGAAGTTCCTATGCTGGAGGATGTGAAAGATTGGAAAAAGAAACTGACTCCAGAAGAAAGAGAATTTCTAACCAACATCTTTAGATTCTTCACTCAAGGAGATATTGACGTTGCTGGGGGATATGTTCATACATACCTACCAAACTTCCCCCAACCAGAAGTTCGTATGATGCTAATGGGATTCGCGGCGAGAGAAGCAGTACATATTGCATCATACTCTCATCTGATCGAGACTCTCGGATTGCCTGAGGCGACATATAATCAGTTCCTCGAATATCAAGAAATGAAAGATAAGCATGAGTATATCACTAACCTAGTGTCAGCAAATAAGAATGATTTAGAATCTATTGCCGAACGTATTGCAGTATTCTCTGCATTCACTGAAGGAATGCAACTTTTCTCATCGTTCGTCATGTTGTTGAATTTTCCCAGAAATGGATTGATGCGCGGTATGGGGCAAATCATCCAATGGGCTCTCGTCGACGAAACTGCGCATTGTGAAGGTATGATTAAATTATTCAGGACTTTCATTCACGAGAATCCTGAAATCTGGAACGATAGTCTGAAGGGCAAGATTTATTCTATAGCAGAAAAGATGGTTGACCTCGAAGATAAATTCATTGACCTATCATTTGCCGGCAATGATATGAGAGGACTAACATCAGAAGAAGTGAAAAAGTATATTAGATATATATGCGACAGGAGATTAATCTCGCTGGGACTAAAAGGAATTTTCAAAGTAAAGCGGAACCCTATTCCGTGGGTGGAGGAGATGATCAACGCTCCTGGTCACACGAATTTCTTTGAAAATAAATCGACTGACTATTCAAGAGGTGCAGTAACTGGAACTTGGGAATCAGTTTGGGCAAAATAAGGAAATAATACAATGAAGAAAACTATGCTATTTGAGTGTCCATCTTGCGGTGCTTACGGCAAGATCACATTAATGTCGGCTGACCACAGCATATCCGACATAACAGTGTGTCCAGTGTGTGCTGCCGATATCACAAACGTGGCCGAGGATGCGGAAGACGAATAAATAGTCCCCTATGTGGACATATAAAAATACTATCGTTGAAACTTTGCCGGAGGACTGTGTTGGGTTTGTTTACTGCATAACCAACACTGAAACTGGTCGGAAATACATCGGAAAGAAGTTGTCAAAGTTCTCAAAGACTAAATACAAGATGGTCACTCTGAAAAGTGGGATCAAGAAAAGGAAGAAGATAAAGTCAAAGGTTGATTCTGATTGGATGGAATACTATGGATCCAGTCTTGAATTGAGTGCTGATGTGAAGTGTTTGGGTGCCGACAGTTTTACACGGGAGATTTTACATCTGTGTAAGTCCAAGGCAGAGTGTTCCTATCTGGAAGCGATGGAGCAGTTTTCCAGACGGGTATTGGAGAACGACGATTACTATAATAATCAAATCTCGGTGAGAGTGCATGGTTCACACATCAGAGGAAAATTATGTCGGAATCAAACATAATACGGATTCAAGATTTACTGGATTCAAGGACAAGAAAGCAACAAGAGTTAGTGTTTTACAATGAGATTTTAGACGAGTTGAGCATGAGGTTGAGTGTAGTACAGAAGGAAATTGAAGTTACGAGATTTATTATTAGTGCGATCGAAAGAGAGCAGATCATTGACTTGAAGGAATTTACTAAATAATGACTTATATTTTGTTCATCACTGCTATCGCTTTATCTGGGACAGCAGCATATTATGCAATCGTTGGATTGACCGCAATATTCGCAGCAGCAGTTATACCAATTATTATCATGGGTTCAATACTTGAGGTGTCCAAATTAGTTGTGGCATCTTGGTTATATAGGAACTGGAGCATTACACCGTACATTATGCGGTTCTACTTCCTGTGTGCAATATTTGTTTTGATGTTGCTGACCTCAATGGGAATTTTTGGATTTTTGGCGAACGCACATACTTCACATGGTGTACCAACTGGAGACATCATTGCCAAGGTTGCGATCATTGATGAAAAGATAAAGACAGAACGAGAAAATATTGAGACAAATAAAAAGACACTTGCTCAACTTGATGTGCAGATAAATGAACTGGTATCACGCACCACTGATGATAAAGGTATCAATAGGTCTCTGCAGATTAGATCAAAGCAAAAGCAAGAGCGCAAAGAACTTACCACCGATATTCAAGCATCACAGTTACTGATTGCTAAACTGAATGTTGAAAGAGCACCAATCGCAACTGAACTCCGCCAAGTAGAGGCAGAGGTTGGACCAATAAAATATATCGCAGCATTGATATACGGTGATTCTGCAGATGCAAGTTTATTAGAGTCATCCGTCAGAATTGTTATTCTGATGATAGTTTTCGTATTTGATCCACTGGCAGTTCTTATGCTAATCGCAGCAAATCTTTCACTCAAGGAGCAAAGCAATGGCAAAAAAATCAACTACCGGAAGTACTGGCACCGTCCCAGCAGTAACAATGAAAGCACGGAAACAAAAAGTAGTGAAGCAAGTGTTGATATCCGACCCAGCGACCTGGACCCAACCCCTGGACCACGAGCAACTCCCGAAGTTGAATCTACTCCAAAGGTTGATCCAAAGGTTGAAAAATCTTTTCCAGTAGAAATAAAGAAACAGATCACACTGGAGGACAGAATAAAGATTAGGGATAAGGGTCATGTGAGACAGATACCAAACGACAATGACCCTATCCATACATTCAATGCCAAGAATCCATTCAATGAGAAAAAGTAATACTTGACTTATATTCAATAATCGGGTATAATAGTATTTGTAGGTTGATTATTGGAGATAAAATGGAAACCACAGTGGAAATGAGCACTCAAGATATGATTGATGATCACAATAAGTTAGTGAAGCAGTACTACGAGTTATTGGCAAAATATGACGCACTGTTGGTGATGTGCGTATCTAAGGGGGTAAAATGATTGATCTACTAGTGGCAGCATTGGTTGGCGGAATTGTCGGTGTGATAATAGTTGAAGTTAGATCTTGGAAGGAATAGATTTGACTGTAATTGAATAATAGAGTATACTTGTATTATATTAGGAAGTGAAATGAAAATCTATATCAACAATTATCGCACTCACTGGTTGTCTCCATACACTATTATGGAGAAGGTACTGTTCTGGAAAAAGTGGACAGATCCAGAATTTGATCTGTATGACGATAAGAACGAACACTACGTCGATTGGTTGAATGGTACAATGGGAGTGGCACGAAAGTGTCTGGATGTTATCCACCCCAAAATCAACTATGTGAAGATTGATAAGTGGGATACTTGGAGCATGGACTCAACTCTCAGTATAATTATTCTGCCAATGTTGAAGCAACTCCAAGCATCCAAGCATGGTGCACCGTTCAGTGATGACGAAGATGCCCCGGAAGGTCTTAGATCAACCGATGCACCTCCCAAGGAAAACGAGTGGGATACAGATGGTAATCATTTCCTGCGTTGGGACTGGGTGATGGATGAGATGATCTGGGCATTCGAACAGAAGCAACCTGACTGCAATTGGGAAAAACAATTCTATTCAGGTGAACACGATATGAAGCATGTGCCATGCGAATGGGATGCTGACGGTAAGGTTCTAATGTATGAATCTCTGAAAGGACCGAAGGATACTTTCAAGGTTGATAGAGAAGGAATGACTAAGCATCAAGATCGCATTGATAATGGGTTGAGATTGTTTGGAAAGTATTACCAAGGATTATGGGATTAATATGAGTAAGTTTACATTTACCTTTGAGGGAACTCCATCACCGGGACGACACACAAAGAATACAGTTGAGTTCAATGCAGTGACTCTGGGTGATATCATACCAGAATTCGAAAGGTTTTTGTTGGGACTGGGTTACATATTACCAATCGGAGTTCATATAGGATTTCAAGATGATAATATAGATTCAGATGATGATGGTGTTGATAATTGGAACATAACAGTTTCAGAATAGCAATTTTACTATGGGAGTTTTATAATGGCATTGGCAGATAAGAATTTCAAGTTGAGCAAGACCGTGAAGCGTTTGATGTGTACAATCGTTGATAAGGTTGAACGCAATAGTTTCAAGAAAGCAATGGTGATGGTTGAACACACCTCTGCAGTTATCAAGAATACGCGGGGAAAGGATAAGGATAGCAAGCGAGACTAATTTTACTATTATATATGAGGTGATGATATGGATACTACTATTGAACAATCAATCGGAGAACGCGAAAATGAGTTACTCAGTATGCTGTGCTCTAGTGATGAAGGAATTTGGGTTAACTTCGAAAAGAAAGACGGGTCGGAAAGGGAAATGCTCTGTACCCTCAACGAAGGACTCATCCCAGTGGATAAGCAACCCAAGACATCCAGTGAAACCTCTACCCGCACTATTGGATCCGCACTTCCAGTATTCGATATCAACAAAGGCGAGTGGCGTAGTTTCCGTTGGGATTCAGTGAAAACAATCAAAGTGAATGGAGTATCATATGACTATCAGTAATGCAGCAGACCGCAAGAAAATTCTAGACGCACTCACAGAAATCTCAAACAGCATGACCAGAATTAGTGCTGAGAGAGATTTTATCAAGGACGCAGTTGCTGATGTTAGCGACAAGTTTCAAATCCAAAGGAAGATCGTTGCCAAGATGGCACGAGTGTATCACAAGCAAAGTTTCAACACAGAATCAGAAGAAAATTCCGAATTTGAGTCACTTTATGAGGAAGTTGTGGTGATTCCCGCACCTAAGTAACTGTTATTACACGATAAAATAGGTCAAAATAGTCCTTGACTATAATTCAATAATAAGGTATAATAGTCTTATAGGTTGAGTTATGACCTCTAATTTTATAGGTAAAAAATGACAAAATTCGTTTATATAGCTTTTGAAGGTGAATTCCCAATATCGGTTGCTGAAACTGAAACTGAAGCAAAATCCCTCCTGGGTGAATATAAAACTTCCCTCGGTGAAAAATGCGGTTCCACTTCTATTCAAAAAGTTGCCCTGGGTGGTTTTATCGGTGAAATTTATAATAATCTGATCTATAAGCAAAAATAGTCCTTGACTATAAATCAATAATAAGGTATAATAGTCTTATAGGTTGAGTGATTACTTTTATTATGAGGTTACATATTATGGCAAATACAGCAAAGAGTCAAAAGTTTGTTGAGAAAGTAAACCGAGCATTCTCCGGAGTTACTGAACCGGAAGTGCGTGAAGTAAGTTATGACATTGACCTTACCAAAGCACTGAATTACTACAACCTCCACGAAAGCAGAAAGGTCATTGCAAAGTGGATCGTGGGTCACTTCAACAAGACTGATAAGAATATCGGTAAACTGCTTGAGCAGGCAACCGATGATGAGTTGTATTATGTCGGTATCATTTATCGACTGGGATTCCGCAAACAGTTTGTGGCACAGAAGGAACTGGATTACTTC